CCGTCAGATGGAGCAGAATGGTTTGGTTTGTGAGTATGTTCCGCACGCTGTTGACACTAAAACTATTAAACCTACTTTTGAAGTTGCTGGTGTGAAGACTAGGGATTTTATGGGTTTGACTGATGATGATTTTGTTGTGGGTATGAACGCAGCTAATAAGGCTTCTGGTTTGGTTCACCGTAAGGCGTTTGCTGAGAACATTATGGCTTTCAGTATTTTTGCTCAGGATAAGCCTGATGCGAAACTGTATTTGCATACGGATCCTTTTGGTGGTGCTGGTGGCTGGAATTTGTTTGTTTTGTTGGAATCTTTGGGAATAAAACCTGACCAAATTCTGTTTCCTGATATGGCTGACTATAAGCATGGGATTAGTCAGGAAGTTTTAGCTGCTTTCTATACTGCTATGGATGTTATGTTGGCTCCTAGTTTTGGTGAAGGTTTTGGCGTTCCCACTATAGAAGCACAAAGTTGTGGGACTAGGGTGATTGGTTCTAATTGGGCTGCTACTCCTGATCTTGTTTCTTCGGACTGTTGGCTTGTTGAAGGTCAGCCTGCTTGGGATGCCGGTCAGAACGCTTGGTGGCAGACTCCTAGTATTCCTGCGATTGTTCAGGCTTTGGAAGAAGCGTATAAGGCTCCTAGAGTGCGTAGTGAAGCTAGCATTGAGTTTGCTAAGCAGTTTGATGTTGAGACTGTTTGGGATAAGCATTGGCTTCCTTTGTGGAAGAAGTTGCTTGCGTGATTCCAGTTTTAGGGTTTCTTACTTACTCTAAGTTTGACTTTGCCGATAGGTTGCTGGCTTCTATTGACTATCCTGTGAAGGATCTGGTCATTGTTGATAATTCTGGTAAGCAAACTTATAATCCTGTGAAACCTGCTTTGGTGGAGCGTATGTGGCTTATTCAGGTGCCTTATGGCTTGGGTTATGGGGGTGGCTTGAATTTGATTATCAAGTCCACTCCTTTCGCACCTTACTGGGTTTTGGTCAATGATGACAGCGTGTTTGCGCCTGGTGCTTTAGAAACTATTGAGAAACAGGTTGATACGACCACTATCAACTTTCTAAGCATTATGCCTAAATGGTCTGGATTTGTGTTGGGTGAGAAGCCTGTAAAAGAGATTGGTTTGTTTGATGAGCGTTTTCACCCGATCTATTTTGAAGATAACGATTATGAGCATAGGTTGATTAGTGCTGGTTTTAAAGCGAATTTTATTCATGCAGCTTTGCATCACGATAATAGTTCTACTTTGGCTAGTGGCTTTCATAGCCAGAATGATGTTACTTTTAGGCGTAACCATTTGTTGTTTGATCAAAAGTTGCGGGATAATGATTTATCAGAAGGTTCTTGGTCTTTGCAGATTAGAAGGGATAATTCGTGGGAGTAGTTTATACCGGCGGCACTTTTGACTTGTTTCATTCAGGTCATGTCAAGTTTTTGAAACAATGTAAGAAGATTGCTGGCTCTGATGGTCGGGTAGTTGTGTCGTTGAATAACGATAAGTTTATTGAATACTATAAGGGTAAACCGCCTGTAATGAGTTTTGATGAGCGTAAAGCTGTGTTGATGGGTTGTCGTTATGTTGATTCGGTTGTTGAGAACATTGGTGGGGCTGACAGTAAGTTGGCGATTTTGAATGTTTTACCTGATTTTGTGGTTATTGGGGATGATTGGGCTAAGAAGGATTATTATGCTCAAATGCACTTTACGCAGGAGTGGCTGGATGAGATGAACATTGTGTTGTGTTATGTGCCTTATACACAGGGTGTTAGCACTACAGATCTCAAGAAGCGTATAGTAAATCACGCTAAAATTGGCTAGTAGATACTAGGAGTGATTGTGCCTGTAGTAAATGGTTATGCGACCCTTAACGAACTGAAAAGTGCTTTACGCATCCAGGATAGCGTTGATGATGGGCTATTGGAGTTGGCGTTGGAGTCTGCTTCTCGTTTAGTGGATGAATACACTATGCGTTATTTCTATAACGGTGGGACTGCCACAAGAATTTTTGTGCCGAGTGATGACTATTCGGTTGCTTTGGATGATGCGATAAGTATTTCGGCTGTCGCTGTTTCTACTTTGTTGAATAAAACTTTTGATCAGGTTTGGACTGTAAATGATTATCAGACTGAACCTTTGAATGGTGTGGTTGATGGTTTATCTGGTTGGCCTATCACTAGGATTCGGGCTGTAGGGGTTTATGAGTTCCCTTATGACTCTGACTACAATGTTGCTTCGGTGCAGGTGACTGGTGTGTGGGGTTGGAGTGCTGTTCCTACCGCTGTGAAGCAAGCTACGATTATTCAGGCTATGCGGATCTTTAAACGCCTTGATTCGCCTTTGGGTGTCATTTCTAGCCCTGATACTGGTTTCTTTAGGGTTTCTAGCAGGATTGATCCTGATGTTGCCCAGTTGTTGAACTCTTACCGTAAACTTAGGAATTTTGCCTGATGGCTAGTTTGAGTTCGTTGCGTGATGGTATTGCAGCTAATCTTTCTACGATTACCGGTTTGCGTGTTTCAGCGTTTATCCCTGACAACATTAATCCACCTATCGCTATTGTGACTCCGCAGAACATTGAGTATCACAGGTCTTTTCAGAATGGTTTGAACACTTACAGTTTTATTGTGTCGGTGTTTGTTGGTAGAGTTTCTGAGCGTTCAGCCCAGAATACACTTGATGCCTATTGCGCCCCTACTGGTTCATCTAGTATAAAAAGTGCGATAGAATCAGATAGGACACTTCAAGGTCATGCTTTTGATTTGGTTGTGTCTGACATGAGAAACTACGGCTCTGTCACAATAGGAGAAAACACTTATTTAACAGCAGAGTTTGACTGTGCTGTTCAAGCTAATTAGGAGATATTACTGTGCCAGTATATGCTGCAACTGACCACAACATTACAGTCAATGGAACTGCGTTCTCAAATGTTCTTCAGAGCGTTTCCCTTGACCTTTCATTAGATGAAATTGAAACTACTGCTTTTGGTTCTGCTTGGAGAACTAGAATTGCTGGTTTGAAGTCTGGATCTGTAACCCTAAACTTCTTTCAGGACTTCGGTGCTTCTTCTGTAGATTCAGTTTTGTCTGGTTTGTTCAATGGAACAAACAACTCTTTGGCAACTGTTGTTGTAAAGCCAACAAGCTCTGCTACTTCGGCAACTAACCCTGCCTGGACAGCTGTATGTTTGGTTTCACAATACCAACCGTTCTCGGCTTCTGTCGGGGATATCGCCACGCTGTCGGTAACTTGGCCGACATCCGGAACGGTCACTAGGGCCACCGCTTAATTTAAGGAAAACAATTGAAAATTAACCTACGCATTGAATTTGTTTCTGGCGAAGATAAAGAAATAGTTTGCTCGGCTTCCGATATGGTCAGATTTGAAACTAAGTTTGATCAGTCGGTTGCTGTGCTTGAAGCTAACCCTAAGTTGACTCACTTGCTGTTTTTGGCGTGGGCTTCTGAGACTCGCACTAAAGGCACGACTAAAGAGTTTGATGTCTGGATTGATGATGTCGTTAGTGTAAAGCCGAGTGAAGCCGACCCAAAATAGTTGGTTTAGGCGAGAGTTCCGCTCATTGGTATATCGCCTATCTTGCAGTTGAGACCGGTATTGCCCCTAATGCTCTTATGGAGTGTAGTGACCGTATGTTGTGGACTTTGGGGCGTTATTTAGTTTGGCGAAGCCAGCAACAGTCTAAACGCTAGAATTGTTTTAGATCGGTGGTTTGAGTGGCTAGTAAAGTCAAGTTTGTTACGCAAGGTCAGCGTAGTGGCGTTTACATTACTGATTTTCGTGAGTTGAATCGTGAGTTGCGGATAATTCAGCCAAGTCTTGTAAGACAGTTGCAAAGTGATTTTAAGCGTATCGCTAAACCTATGCAGGCAGATGTAAAAAATAAAATTCCTGTAAATCCTGGTGAAGTTACTTCGGGTATTCATAAAAAGAAACCGCAAAGGACTACTTCTGGTTTTTATCCTAGAGTTGTGCCTGGTCGTTTGACTTGGGGTGCTAATACTCAAAACAACAATATTCCAGTTAATTCTGTTAAAATTCAAAGTATATCCGCTACTAAGGCTCGTAGAGCTATGCGTAAAAATCCAAAAAATGAGGCTTCTATTGCCCGATTGCGAATTGATAATGCTGCTGTCGTTATGGCTGATATGGCTGGTAAATCTAAAAAATATATTAATAAGAGGCCTATAACTAGACAGTATCCTTACTCTCGTTCTCGGAGTGGCCAGAGACAGCACCGTATTAATAATCAGGGTATTTTTATGATTCGGGCTTTAGATAATAAAGCTGGTCATGGTGCTTCTCGTTTTGTGTGGAAAGCTGCTGAGAAAAGTATGCCGAAGGTTCGGGCAGAAACTAGAATGGTTTTAGAGAAAGCCTACGCTCGTATTAACAGGAAGTTGAGTTCGTAATGGCTGGTTCTATTTTTATTCCTTTAGTATCCGTTTTTGATGCTAAGGGTATTCGTCAGGCTCAATCTTCTATGCAGGGTTTGACTGTTGTTATGAAGAGTTTGAAGGCTTCTGCCGCCGCCGCCGCTATTTCTTTTGCGACTGTTGGTGCAGGTAAGTTCATTAAGGAAGCGACTGCTGCCGCTCGTGACCTTGATCGTAACCTTGTTGGTTTGCAGGGTGTTTTTGAGAACATGACTCCTGTTATGGAGCAGTTCACTAGGGATGCTAAAGACATTGGTTTGAGCCAGGTTGAAGCTGCTAGGGCTTCTACTTTCTTGGGTTCGGTTTTGAAGCAGTCTGGTTTTGAGATGGGGACTGTCGCTAACGAAACTAAGAATCTGGTTGGTTTGGCTTCGGATCTTGCGGCTACTTATGGTTATGATGTGTCTGAAGCTTTGACCGGTATGACTGCTCTGTTTCGTGGTGAGTATGACCCGATAGAGAAGTTTGGTGTTGCTATGAAGCAAGCCGAAGTAAATGCTTTGTTGTTGGAGCGTGGCCAGAGTAAGTTGACTGGTGCTTTGTTGCGTAATGCTCAGGCTCAGGCTCGTCTTGATTTGTTGTATCAACGCTCTGCTGATGCTCAGGGTGCTTACGCTAAACAGTCTGACAGTTTGTTTGTTGCTCAAAGGAATCTTGCTGCGGCTTTCAAGAATTTGCAGGCGCAGGCTGGAACTGCCATGCAGAAGCCTTTAGCGACTTTGCTTGATTCTTTGACTCCAGTTGTTGAATCTATGGGCAATAGGCTTATACCGCTTTTTGAGAGTTTCGGTAAGGTTGTGGACACTTTGGCTCCACTTATAGAGCCTTTGAATGAAATTTTCTTTACTTTGCAAGAAGCAATTAATCCTATTGTTGATGTTTTGGTTGAACTTATTAAACCGCTTATGGTTCCGTTGGTGGCTGTAGTTAAATTGCTTGCTACTGCTTTTAAACCTTTGATCCCTGTTATTTCTTTTGTGG